TAATCAGTTATACTACCGCTGCCGCTGAAGTTTAAAGTTATACTCCCATGTATATCAGTAGGGTTATCTAGATCAATAGCAATATGTATAGATAAATTAAAACTAAGAGCACTAACCCAAACTACATTCAAGTAATTATCTACGTACAGACCAGAAGTGCTCTTAAGGTTACTATAGCTCAGACCTGTATCGTATACATGCCTCCAGATTAAATCTCCGCTAGTAGAATCTATTTTATAAACCTCTAACCCACCCCAATAAGGGACAAAACCTGGAGTAGGAATATATCTAAATTTTGTTAGAACGTATATAAACGTTTTATCTTTATCAAAACTGCAAGCTATACGTTCTGGAAATGTTTGATGAGTAAAACCAGCATCTGTATTATAAAGTTTAGTCCATAGTTCCTCTCCATCTATATTTCTTTTTTGTATAACCAAAGTCGCGTAGTACTGTTTATTTACAGGCACTATAGAGTCCATCTTCCACATAAAAATATAAGTTTCACCTAAGTCATTAAGCAAAACTTTTCTCTCATACCAATAATCATCAAATCCAACGGGAAACTGACTTAAAGCCCAATAGTCGTAGTTTCTATTAGGGGTTATAAGAGGCAAACAATCAACCGAAGAAGCAGCAGTAGAACCGTTTGGATAAGTGACTACATAGTATATTTTATAGAAGTAGTCACTTTCTTGTATAGTATATGTCTCTCCAGTTCCTATGGGCGTATCGCTCCCAGTATTGTACCAAGTAATAGAAACATAAGTGCAGTAGCTAGAACCTCTAAGCACATCGCCAGGCTGGGGGTTCAGCAAATCACCTGTGGTAGTCGGGCACGGAGGCGGTATATCGCAACCACCGCCAAACTCGTCGTAGTTAAGAGGAGCGAAACCTATACCTAAGTCGTAGCTTTCATTGTATTGCGTTGAGTTGCCACGGTAGATGTACCGCAGCGGCGTGGACATTAAGCCAGGCGACTGCGAGCGTAAGGTCTCCGTATAAGTCTTGCAGTACACCGGCTGGTGATACCGCCACTGCGAGCGATCGGATGTACCTTGAGTTCCGAATACATTTGTAATCAGTGTGTTCTCGTAATTCCTATGTGTAACAGGACCACCAGTCCTACCTTCAGCAGGGGTGTTAGCGTCCGGTGTGTTGTACGGGGAATAACCTTGATTATCGGGAGCCGCGCCCCCGAAATACATGTATTTCTCCCGCTGGGTTACATCAGCATGAGGCTGCAGCGGAGCTTGCCGTGGACGTAAGACATTCGCTTCAGGTCCGATCGCATCGGCTGCTTGCGCACCAGCAACCTGAGTTCGCGTAGCTATCCGTGTTCCTTTGTATGTATCTAATATCGCACCGCTAGCGTTATACGGTGTCGGGTCTATTGAACCACTCTGATCCGGTAATACCCCAGGAACATACCGCCAATTACCGTCGTAATCCCACGCTCCGTTTAGAGTTGTTCCACTTAAAGGTGAGCCAGCTACAACAAAGCCTTCATCAGCTCCGTCAGCTTGCACCCCTGAATACAAAACTACATAACCTTCATGATCCGGGCCAGATTGTATCCTCCTCGGCCCAGAGTCATGATTGAAATTAGGCAGAGGAAGATACGGCATGGCCGATCAGTCATCCAGCAGCAGGAATATCAACACCAGGATTATCGACAGCAGGAACATCAGGACTACCCACATTCCCGTCAGCCGCAGGGGTTTCAGTTTGTGCAGCAAGTTGCGAAACGAGCACTCGCATATCGCTACTAACACTAGCCATGTCCTGCATATACATCTTACGGAGCTCGTTGAGCTCATCCTTCAACCGAGCAACCTCAGCAGAAGAGTCAGATGAACCAGAATCAATGCGGCGGTTACGACCAAGAGGATTAGGCATTTTCAGAGGATTTCTTTCTCTCACTGTACATCTTAGCCTTTTCCTTCGCCTTAGATTTTTTTGAAACTCTCTCAGGCAAATCGCCTTTAGTCTTTTCCTCGTACTCAGCTACTTTACCTTTAGAAATTTCACCTCGCTCAGCCATGGCATAGAACTTACGTCTTTGTGCTTCGCTCTTAAAAGGCATCCTAATAAACACCAGTTATAACTATTTTACATAAAAAAGGACCCGCTTAGAGCGAGTCCCTCACCAACCCTACAAGCTAAATATATCAGCCTTGGTCCATGAACAGCAGTTTGCTGCGCACGGCCTCGGGGCTCATCTGAGACAGATAACGCCACGCTTGATCAGGGGCTTGGTTCATAACCTGATTAAAACCTTGCCACTGCATGTCAGGATTCACAGCAGTGTTCCCAGCAGAAGCATTAGCAGGAACAGCAGGGAACTGATCGTAGTCAGGAGCAGTGGCTTGCTGATTCGGCCAGAACTGACCTTGATCGTCGTAATAACCCTCGTCAGTCTGCACATCAATCGGCTCTACTTCAGTGAAGTACCGATCAGTGTAATCGGCCAGGGTGTCACCATCGGTCAGGATGTGCTCCATGGCAGCAGCACGCTGAGTGGTTTGCTCAAGCACAGCTTGCTGTTGGATCAGAGCATCTTCCAGCGTGGTGGCATACTGATTCAGAATGCCAGGGGCCTCGATACCGAAGTGATTAACGACGGCGGCGGTTTCGGCGCTGAGTTGAGGTGTCGCCGTAGAACCCTGATAAGAAGTCGGGGTTGTAGAGGCGTTGCTGAACGAGGTCTGCGGAGCCTGGGCCGCCGGATATTGCGCCGGTTGGGCCTGTAAATTCGGACTGTACTGTGTTGTAACCTGCGGTGCCGTTTGGTACTGAGGATACGATGCTGTCTGGCTGGGGGACGGCGAAATCTGCGAAACCACCCGCTCCAGGCTGCTCATTGCTGCCTCCCACGGATTGCTCGGGGAGTAGCTGGACGGAGACTGGCTGAACTGGTTGTTGGTAGAAGGGGCCGTAGCCGGTGTTGCCGGCGACGGCTGTTGGGGCATAGCTACCGAAGGTGCCCCCTGGGTATTGGCTACCCATTGCGGGTAACTGGTTGAACCCATATCCGCCGAGGGAGCCGCCTGCGGGGCTGCTACCGCCGGAGAGACCGGGCTCGGGATCGAAGCTTGGATCTGCTGGCTCATAGCTGCCCGAGTAAGTTAATTCTTGCGCAAGGTGGTCGAAGGTCCTGTATAAAAGACCAGTTATGTTGAGCCGAGGGTCAGCGGCAAGGGGCTGGTTCGGCGCAAGCGGATGTGGCACTTGCAACATCTGATTCAATAATAATAGAAATTGCTGAAAAGCGCCCTGGGTTTGTTGAACCATTCTGAAAGGAAATCCTTTCAACATCTCAGCCCGCTCAGTTTCAGTTTTATCAGGGAAAAGGTAACGAATAGCTTCGACGCTATCGACACCTAATTCCTGCAAGTTCCGAACAACAACGGATTTCTGTACAAGATCGTAAGCAGTGTCTTCGTACACATCGCCTTGATACCGGAAGCTAACGTTCCGATCACCATCAGGCGGTAGCCCGTAAACGCCACGCGGGATTTTTTGATTTTCAAGAGCTTTTTGAATCCTTGCATCAACATCCGCTTCGAACTTTGCAAAGCGGTTTTGATAACGAGCAACAGCTTCCTCAGTCTGCTCCTCAGGAGGCTTGGGCGGCTTCATGCCCGTAACCTCAACAAACGACTCTCTAAAGACGTTCTCTTGATGATACAGAATCATCTCAAGAAGCCTACAGAATCCGTAGGTTAAGAAGCTCTTGTTTTTACGGGTGGCCGTGGCCTGAGCCCGACCCATCAAACCTTTAATCTCCGTGGCAGTCGCACCAGCTGAGATCGAAATCTCATCCACGCCGCCTAAAGCTGTCCGAATCTCTTCCCGAAGCAACAGAGCGTAACGGTTCATGTCACCGTTAACCGGGTCAGGCGTCAGGAAGCCGACCCGATCGGACGGTTCAACGTTCGCAATGATTCGCGGAACACGCAAACCGCCAAGCAAACTGTTCGAGCCAAACGGGTCAGAAACCCGAGTTGACGGATTATCGATACCAGCAAAACCGCTTTGACTACTAATAGTCGGGCGGAAATTACGGTCACCGCCGGCAGATTCGACCAGATCGCTACGGGGACGGGAGCTGACGAGCGTGGGATTACCAAAGAACTCAATGTTCTTGGCAATATTGCTCATCATCTGATCATGAAGAACGATAGCCTCCATGAACTGTTCAAACTCGCCTTCGCCTTCAGTACCACTGGCATTTGGCTTATTTAAAACCTCCACAGCGGGAATGAAGCCCAGAGCATTGGGTTTTTTGCTCTTAGGACTCAACAAACCGCCGGGTTCAAGGTCAAAACTCAGTTCTGTGTTCGATTCGTACTCAGAAATAGTATCTGCAGTCAAAGATAAGCGAACATAGCGCTTATTCTGATTCACAGCTTCGCTAGGAAGCCCCAAAGCAGAATTTCTAACTTTATAGCTGTACAGAATGACGACTTCTTCTATGCCGCCGTTAACATCGTGATAAACTTTGTACTGATCCTTGTTAAAAAAGTAAATCTGGTACTTTAACTTCTGATCAGGCCTGAAATAGAACAAACCACAACCGTCGATCAAGAAATTACGGATGATCGCCGGAAAACGTATGTCTAACCTGTTCAGATCTATAAGATCAGCTAGAAATTTAGTCCTAGCACCGTAAGTATCCTGATCGCAGTAGAAAAACAGGCCCTGTTTCATCATCAGCAGGATCATCTGCTGTAAATGACCCAAGACCACCATCGTGGCCGATTGCTTGCTGCGATCCTGGGTTCGCGCAGCCTCCAGAATCTCACTAAAGCGACTGCGGACGCTCAGATTATCAGCAGGCATCAGATTTAAACCCGTTTATCGTCAATTTGAGGTCGGAAGCAGGAAACTTCTGACTCGATCTATTCTAAACAGCTCAGGCGGCAAAAACTCATGGGGATAATCGACAAGAATGTGGTCAGTGCGGCCTAAAGGATCTGTAGCACCAGCCTCAGCCTTGTACTTATCCATAAAATCAAGCATTTCCTGGCTGTCAGCGGGTGCTACAGCATTAGGAATAACGTCATAACAGTGAGAAAAAGACTGAACCTTAGTTTTGTGCCGGTCTGGGCCTCCCATCCACGAAAAATGCCACCCGGCATCGCAGTTCCCGTAGATGCAGTCGTTCGGATTCCGCCGAATCTGAGATAACGTCTCGCCATTCAGGTGCTCGTGGAGTACAAAGGTGCCGCAAATCCAATTATTCGGTGCTTTTGTGTCATCACCGTTCGGATCTGTAACTCGAAGATCGGCCCGACCATAAAGCATAGGCATTGACAGCCGAATACAGCGATCCGGGGAGTCTTTAGCGATACGAGCGCCTTCAATTAAGGCTTCTGGCCTCGGAATTTCGTCTACATCACTGAAAAAGAAGACAGAATCGGGCGGAGTCATCCGCATACCGACAGCCAAAGCGTCTCTTTGAGCGTACTCTCGCGCCCACGGGCTGAAAATCTCCTCTTTAGAGGGGAGCTCAACGTGTAAAACCTGCACTTTGTCCTCAGGAATGCCTAGCTCCCGAAGAGTATCAACGCACGTAAAAGGTTTAGGGTCGCCCTTAAACGTACGATTTGCGTCTGTGATGATAAAACCGTCTACAACGTCTTTAAGAAGCTCATATCGAAGCTCTAAAAGCTCCTTCTCGTTGAAGTAAAGGAAACAATCGAACAACATCAGCCGCTTCAAGCTGTCAATATAGTAGTACAGACAGCTTTAAAACACAAAAATCAGTTGGATTTATCTCGACTTAGATAAGCCCTGGCTTTACGGCTGGCCCGTTTTGCAGCTTCTGTATTAGAAACTTGCGTATTGACTGGTTTGTCGCCACGGGTGGCAGCTTTTTTCTTCTCGTCAGTAGCCCTACGTTCCTCGGGGGACAGTCGAGCCCAAGCACTTTTAGGTAAGTACCGCTCAGTTCGACCTTTTTCGCGAGCTAGATCGGCCATCAGTCCTTCTTCTTCTTCTCGTACTCTTCCCTAGTCTGCCAATCTTCTTTAGACCACTTAGATAGTCTGTTCTTAGATGACTTTTTACCTTCGTAACTGCCTCCCATGTCCTTGTAATACTTTGTAGCCAACTGCATAGCACGGGCACTGTGGCCGCCCATTTTGGCGCGAGCTTTCGCTTTAGCCCTCGCCCACTTCTGCGGATCTCGTTTTTTAGCAACTTCAGTCATTAGTAAAGAACGAAGACGCCACCAATGTCACCGCTGTGGACAGCTGTGCAAGAGATAGGAACCAACATATCGCCCTTTAAGTTCTCTGCACGAGCATACTGCCCAGGAGCATCACTCAGTTCTACAGTTAACGTGCCGCCAGCTCCGTTGCTTTTAGACATGATAAAGATGGCCCGACAAGCGGCAAAATTTATTGAGCCGCCGTCTCCGCTAGGCGATGGCACAAAACCAAAGCCACTGGTGTACGGAACTTCACCGCGATACGGGTAAACGCCGCCGAAAGCACGAAGATCCATATCAATAAACTGTTTCCACTATTCTACCTAACAACTCCGTTCAGTCGATCGCATACCAACATCGCATAACCTGCGATGTCTCGCCACGAGTCGTCGTAGTCGGCATCTCCATTTACAATCCGTCCAATCTTATGACAAATCATATCTAGAGCTTCTTTCTGATCATCAGCTAACCTTTTATTCTCACACACAAGACCTTTAGCTATTACATCTTTAAGATGCTGAGTAATACGAGCGTGACCAATGAAGCATCCGTAACGGCTCCCACGCTCGCTTAAGACCGAATCGAGATCACTAGGCTGCGTTGAACCAGTAGACGGTTCCATTGTGCTCTCTAAGAAACTTCAGAAGATTATAGGCGTCAGAAC